CAGATATTCCTCCAGCTTGGGCACGATCGCGTTCAAGTCCTCATCCGCTATGACCGCACCGCTAAAGAGCAGCAATAGCGCCAGCAGCATTGCAACCAATCGTTTCATTCCCGCTTTCCACCTTTCGTGTCGCGTGTGCCTTGGAGGAACCCTCTCGTTCAAGGACGTATATCCTGTCTACTTGCGCAAACTGATTCTTGCCTCACTTCACGCAGCTATTCAGAAATTAACTCCATGTCCAATGATTCGCGTTAAGAAATCCGAATCCGCACGCAAGGGCGCACGGCATACATGCTTTCATGGACACCATAGCCAGAACTTCTGATAGAACCATCAATCTCAACAATTGCAGCCATATAATAATCACCAGACGAACTTGTACCACCAGGCGAACGAAGCCACCATAGGCAGGTTCCTCCGCCATATGTGTATGAACCTTTCTGAGTTGCATAAGCAGTCTGCACACCCTTTCTTTCCTCGTCGCTCCCGAAATACTGCTCTGCTTCTACTATACTCAGAAGGAATACATTATCTTTCGTCGCCTTGCCAGCAGTTCCTGAATACACTGGATTTTTGTCCGCACTGACATTACTCTTGAAAATGCTCTGCTTCTCGTTCGCACTGAATGCACGGTTATAGAATTCGTTGTTCAGCCATTTGCGAAGCGTGCATTTTTCCCATGTAGTATTCTCCCATTTCGTCGCATGGTATGGTTGACAATCCAACGCATATCGGCTGATCAGCAGTGCCGTTTCACCATCATTTTCCAGCACAAGCCATTCAATAGGAGTTTTGTCCTTACCCTCTTTTGTCTGTGGATATTTGCCGAATTCGATATAGGTTCCAACGGCAGGCCACACAGGCGTCGGAGTAGGTTTCGGCGTGGGGGTAGGTCTACGCGTAGGCTTGGGAGTCGGGGTAGGCGTTGGTCTGGGCGTAGGAGTAGGCGTCGGCTTACGCGTGGGCTTGGGAGTCGGAGTAGGCGTTGGTCTGGGCGTAGGAGTAGGCGTCGGCTTACGTGTAGGCTTAGGCGTCGGAGTAGGCGTTGGTTTACGCGTAGGGGTGGGCGTAGGGGTAGGCGTTGGTTTACGCGTAGGGGTGGGTGTAGGCGTCGGAATAGGTGTCGGGGTAGGCGTGGGGGTGACGAAATCCGCCAGCTCGAGAACAGCCTCTGGATATTCCATTTGGGCAAGCTTCTCCAGTATGCTTCTCGCCTGTTAGAGGTTCATTGCCGAGTCGTACCACTCCAGTTTAATGTTTTCCTCCCGATCGTACGCATCAAACTTGTCCAGGCATTTGTCGTAGAACTCGATGGCTTCTTCCCTTTTTCCGCCATACTCTGCCTCGCGGCCTTTCAGATAATTGTACAGTTCCTCAACCGTCGAAATGGGCGTATCTCCGCCGGCGCTCTTCACAAAGTTCTCCTCAAAGGATTTCGCCATGCTTTCCCTGCGCAGCACGAACATATCGCCATTGGCATTGGTGAACTGATTCTTTTCGATGGACAGCAGCACCGAGCAATACAGCTCCAGCGACTTCTTGTTTCGGCTTTTCGTTTCCTCGAGAAACTTCACACACTCCTCAAGCTTCTTCGTGTCGACGCCGTTCCCTTTTGAGTACATCAGCTCATCCAGATATTCCTCCAGCTTGGGCACTTCAAGTCCTCATCCGCTATGACCGCGCCGCTAAAGATCAGCAATAGCGCCAACAGCATTGCAACCAATCGTTTCATTCCCATTTTCCACCTTTCATATCTTGCGTAAGCCTTGAAAGAACCCTTTTTGCGAAACTACGGTTCATAAATCGTTCAATCAGCCACCGGAAAATACAGCGTGAACTATGCGCTTTGCAATCGATCGTATATACATTTCCACCCGCGTTCATTATTTTAAATTTTACATCACGTTGTAAATTTTGTCAAGCATTATCCGTTCTGTGCCATTAGCATGATGTAGTGTTACAATAGACGTGGAACCGGAAGAGGTAGAAAAAGGCGATTGAACTCGTTAGAATAAAGTTACCACACCCACTCCAACGAAAGGAATCCATCGCCATGAAGAGTATAGCACAGAGTTTTGCACCCTGCAAGCATCTATCAATAACACAATATATTGTGGTTATTTTCGATTATCATGACTATATCTTGCAATATCGCTTGTTTCGTCGAGCGAATTTTGCCTGTTTAAGCGACAAATAAGCGACAGATTTTCGCCCGTTGAAGGGCACTTTTGATTTGCAGGCGTTCATTTCGCCTTGCGGAACAGCGCCATATCAATGGCCTGCATGGCTTTTTCTTCGGTTGCGGCGAAAACGTGGCTGTATACTTCCAGCGTGGTTCGAGTATTGACGTGTCCGAGCCGATTTGCAACGACTTTCGCCGTGAAGTTGCCGTTTATCAGTAAGGACGCGTGGGTATGTCTCAGGGAATGGATGTGCAGGTCTGGAAGCCCTTCCTGCTTGCAGAGCTTGTGCAGTTTGCCGTTCAGAGTACAGGCTGCCAAGTAATTGCCTGAATCGTTCGTAAACACTGCATCCATTGCTGCCCATGTACAGCCTGCTTTCAGGCGGCGTTCAAACTGTCTGCGGCGATGCTCTTTCAGCAGGTCGAGGACGTAGACAGGAAGCACAATGCGCCGCTTGCTGCCTTCTGTTTTCGGCTGTGTGCGATTCCATGCGCCTTTGAGCCTGACCAAGGTGTGCTGCACGTTCATAATACCCGTGCTGAAGTCTATATCTTCCCAATGCAGAGCACACAATTCGCCGCAGCGAATACCGGTTGCAAGAAACACGTTGCAGATGACTTCAAACTGGAAGTCGGGATACCGTGGCAGCGCGGCGAGAAATTGCTTGCACTGTTCTTCATCCATATAGACGGCGGGCTTTGTGTCAATCTTCGGCGGTGTGGCCAGTCGGCAGGGATTGCGGCGCAGAATCTCTTTCTTAACTGCCGCCGTGAAGATGGCGGACAGATTCAACTTGATCTTGTTCACCGTCGCGCCGGACAGACCGTGGTTTTCCGTCACATCATCGAACAGCTTCTTCAGGGTAAAACCCATTGCATTTGAAAACCGTTCGGCCAACGGGCGGCGGACGTGGGCGCGCGTCAGGATATTGTGGATGTTAGTGCGGCGTATGCCTGTCTTATCCGCCAAGGATTGCACCGTGTATTCGTCGAAGGTTATGCCCTCTTTCAATTGGAAGGATTCTTCACAGCGCCCGTTTTTCAGCAAGTCTGTGAACAGACTGTCCAACATGGGCGGGGTGATATTTTTCAGACGTTCCCGCGCTAATCGCGGCATGACGTGCTTGTCTATCGTTGCTCTGTAGCCCTGAATGGTGTGTTCCTTGAGTATTGATGGCGCGACAGTATCGAAATACCATTTTGCCAATTCCGCAAACGTCCTGTTTTCATCGAGGGCGACATAGCCCCTGATTTGATCTTCCCATAGGGTAGCGTACTGTTTCGCCAGCTTATCCGCCTTCCCCTCTGTTACGCTGTCCGGCGGTCTGTACGTCGTTGTTTTCTTGATCTGACGACCCTTTTCATCATACCCCATGTAGGCGGTTATGGTGAATGTGTCGCCCCGTTTTCGGATGCTTGCCATTATTCATCTCCCCTTCTTTGATTGTAAATGCTCTGCACGTTCTGACGCAGGGCATTCATGAAGTATTCCTGCAAAGCCTGTCCGGCTTTCCATTCGTAGAATTCGGCGTACTCTGTTTCTGTTCCGACCTGTGTGCGTTTCATGCTGCTTTCGGTGGCGCGTTCAAGGGCAAGATAGAAGTCCTTGTCGCCCAGCACATAGTCCAGCAGCGGCAGCATATACGGTGCATCTTCAAAGTAGCCTTCTTTCACCAGCTTCATATTCTGTACTGTGTTTTCAGACAGCCCGAGCATATCCCGCACGGGCTTATTTTCTGTGCGTCTGCCTGTCATCATGAAATCGGCAGTCACATTGAAGTATTCCGCGATCTTCATAAGCTGTTCGCAGTTGGGCAGACTTTCGCCGATTGCATAAAGGGAAACCGTCTGTGGGCGTACCTGCAGAAAGTCAGCCAACTGTTTCTGCGTTGTTCTGATGCCGGTATCGGGATGATGCTCCATGAATGTTCGCAATGTTGATGCGAACTGTCCGTTGTATCGTTCAGAGTAAATTCCGCTTGTGTTTGCCATCCTGTTTGCACCTCGAATCTGCGTATTCTTTGTTCTTTTTCAAAATAGCAAGTGAAGCGTTGACAGGCTGCGCCACACTTGCTAAAATACATTATACGCAAGCAAAACAGCATTGTCAATAGACAAAGCAAGTAATGCGAAGATTTTATAAGGAGGATACAGAGCATGGAAAGGCAAAATGCCCCGCTGACCATCCGACAGGCGGCGAAGGAATACGGATTTCCGGAACACGCAGTGCGAAGCCTTGTCAAGCGCGGCGAATTTCCCATTGTTCAGACTGGCAACCGCGTCTATATCCTGCGGCACGTCTTTGAGCAATATATGCAAACGGGCGGCGCTGTGTACAGGCCGGGGGCATGACGAAAGCGTGGCTGCACAAACACGTGAAAAATTCTAATCCCAGTGTGCAGGGCGGTGTGCGCGTTATAGCAATTCGGCGGCCTTTGGCGTGAATCGGTGCAAGTCCGGACAGCAGGCAAGGGCGACAAGCGAAGAGAATTGAATAGTCCCTTATGAATACAAACAACCAATTTGTTGAAAAACAAAGAAAGGAGGTAAACCTCTTTGAATGAAGCAACGAAAGAATTCACGCTGAGTATCAGCAGCGTTCGCGGCGACGCGAGAAATACAGGTTATCCATTCAAAACAAAGATCACCTGCAAAGAGGATTTGGCGAAAGCTGCTGCCTTCGACCATGTGGGCGTGGAATTTGCGGACGGCAAAAACAATCGCGGGCGGATGATACAGGGCTATCGCAGTAAAAAGACGTTTCAGCGGGCGAACGTGGTGATTATGGATTGCGACAATACGCAGCCGAACCCTCTGCTGGATGATCTGCCGCCGGAACAGTGGATGCGCCCGGAGAATGTGCGGAAAGCGTTTCCCGACGTAGCGTTCTACGTTGTGTATTCCCGCAACCATATGAAAGAGAAGAACGGCCGGCCCGCCCGACCGAAATTTCATGTGTACCTGCCCATTCATGAATGCGCGTCCGAAAAAACGCTGGCTAATCTGAAAAGCCGGATTCAGGGGCACTTTCCGGCATTCGACCCGAAAGCCGTTGACACGGCGCATTTCATCTTCGGCGTAGAGAATCCAACTGTGGAGTATTTCGACGGCGATCTGACCGCAGATGAATTCATGGCGAATCTGAACAGCCGCAGCAAACTGCCCGACATTATCCTCGTAGGACAGCGAAACGGCGTTCTGTCGCAGTATGCGGCGAAGGTATTGAAGCGTCATGGCGACACCGAAAAGGCGCGGCAGGTATTCGACGAAGCTGCCGCAAGGTGTGAAGAACCGCTGGAGGGTGCAGAGCTTGAAACGATCTGGCGCAGTGCGCAGGGATTCTTCCATAACACGGTAGAAAAAACGCCGGGCTATAAGCCGGCAGACGAATATGCGGCGCTGGAATTCACGGAAGCAGACAGCAAAAAGCCCGTTACCAGCGAAGATGTGAAAGCCATTCTGCAGGCGATGAATATCCGCGTCCGTCTGAACGACATTTCCGGCATGGTGGAGATTGACGGAATGCCGCCGCAGTATTCCAGAACGAACGCTGCAAACGTTCTGCCTGTTCTGCTCATGGACTATATCAAGGAACACGACCTGAAATCCACGCGGCAGAATATCGACGATTGCCTTGTGGCGATTATGGACGAAAATCGCTTTAACCCCGTGCGTGACATGCTGGAAGCAACCCAATACGACGGACGCGACCGCATTACGGAAATCAGGGAAATGCTGGGCATGGGCGGCGATGAACTGGAATGCACATTCCTGACAAAATGGCTGCATCAGTGCGTAGCCATGGCGCTGAACGATGAAAAGCAACCCTACGGCGCGGACGGCGTTCTGGTATTGCAGGACGAGCAGGGCGCGGGCAAAACGCTGTTCTGCGCCACGCTGGCGGTGCATCCCGATCTGTTTGCCGAAGGCGTAAGCATCGATCTGAACAACAAGGACACTGTAATTCAGTCCACCGGCGTATGGATTGCGGAAATGGGCGAACTGGACAGCACGCTGAAGCGGGAACAATCGGCGCTGAAAGCGTTCCTGACCGCCGCCCGCGATACCTACCGAATGCCTTATGCGCGGGCACAGATTCGCAAACCGCGCCGCACGAGCTTCTGCGCTACCGTCAACCCGAAAGAATTCCTGAACGACGAAACGGGCAGCCGCCGGTTCTGGGTGATTCATCCGAACCATATTGACGTGGAGCGAATCAAGAGCCTGTCCACCGACTGGCTGAAGCAGCTATGGCGGCAGGTCTATGAGCAGCTTTATTTGCCCGACCCGCAGGGATTCCGCCTGACGAAGGAAGAGCGCGAAAGGCTGCAGGCGCTCAACGGTCAATATGAAAAGTCGCTGCCCGGCGAAATTGAAATCACGGACAGGCTGAATTTCGACGCGCCCGAAAAGCTGTGGAAATGGCGCAAGGTCAGCGAACTGATGAATGGCGCGTGCATTCGCGGCGTTACCGCCGTGCAGACGGGCAGAGTGCTGACCAAGCTGGCGAAGAGTGACCGGCGCATTCAGATGAAGAACCATCATAACGTCCGGCTGTATCGCCTGCCACCGCTGTGCACTACCGATTTTTATCCCCATACGGAGGACTGGACGCCGCCCTTGACGGGCTGACGCGTCGCCGATGTTAGGAATGTTAGGGTAAAATCCTATTCCCTGCAGATTTTTGATTCCAATAGTTGTGCATTATTGGAACAAGAATTTTTGCAAAGGGATGGAAAGCACCCTAACAACCCTAACACGTTCATCCTGACGCTATCCCCCCGGGCTGTCCGCGCAAGCGCCCGCCCAGATGACCGGCGGCGGAGATAACTTTTCCTCCGAAGAAAAAAACGAATTTTCACCATCGAAAACTTTGAGGTGGTCAGATGGCCGTCTCAAACAATCGTCGCAACCTACCCCGTGGCCACATGGCCACAGGGGCAGCGGCAGGAAGGAGGTACACCAATGAACATTTTATCCAAACTGTTCGGCAGGCAGACGAAACCACAGGCGTTTATCGAGATCAATAGCACATTCAACAGCTTTTCCGGAACAGGCTACAATTCGGCGGCGTTCCGGGCGGCGGTGGACGCAATCGCACGGCACACGGCGAAGCTGCAGCCGCACAGTGCAGACGCGGGGCTTGAAGCCCTGCTGGCGCAAGCCCCTAACGCCTATATGTCCGGCTATGACCTGCTGTATAAGACCGCAGCGGCCTATTTCACCCATAACAACGCGTTCATGCTGCTGCAGCGCAGAGAAACCCAGTTTATGCCAAATTCGACTGAAACTGACCCCGGGCAGAATGCTGCCCAAGGTATCACGGCAATCTATCCCCTGACCCCTTCCAGCGTGGAGTTCAGACCCGGAAGCGACGGCGCGTTATACCTTGAATGCGCATTCCCGGACGGGCGGCAGATAACTTTTCCATATGCTGACATCATCCATCTGCGGCGGCATTTTCTGACAAATGACCTGACCGGGGACAGCAACGCGCCGCTTTACGCCCTGTTGGACACGGCGGACACGCTGAACCAGGGCATAGCTGCAAGCGTAAAAAATGGAACGTCCATTCGCGGTGTATTGAAGTTCACTTCCCTTGTCAATCTGGCGCAGGTGAAAGCTGAAAAGGAACAGTTCGTTTCAGACTACTTCAACCCCGCCAACAACGGCGGTATCGCGGCGACCGACCAGCGGTTTGACTTTGTACCCGCCAATATTACGCCCTACAGCGTGCCCAAAGAGCAGATAGAAGCTGTAAACCGGCAGATAACCGACTATCTGGGCGTGGGCGCGTCCATCGTCAACGGAACCTATACCGAAAACGAATTCAGCGCGTTCTATGAAAGCATCGTGGAGCCGTTCGCGCTGCAACTGTCGCAGGAATTTCGTTTGAAAACCGGGACAGAAATCACGTTCACGGCGGAGCGCATGGAGTTTTCAAGCGCGGCAACGAAAATCAAGCTGCTGCATGAAGCCGCGCCTTTAGGGCTAATTACGGTGAACGAAGCCCGAAAACTGTTGGCATTGCCGCCTGTTGCCGACGGGGACAGGCGTTTGCAATCTCTGAACTATGTTTCCGCCGACAAAGCGGACGCGTACCAACTGGAAGAAAGCGAGGATACAGAGCATGGAAACACGGAGCATTGAAGTCCGGGCGACTGATAACCGCACGTTAGAGGGCATCGCGGTAGTATTCAATCAGCCCGCCCAAATCGGCGCTATGACGGAGATCATTCACCCGGACGCGTTGCGGGGCGTTGACCTTGACGGCATTGTGCTGATAACCAATCACGACGGCAGCGGTATTCCGCTTGCGAGAAGCCCCAAAACTCTTGCCCTGAGCATCACAGACAAAGGGCTGGAAATGCGGGCAAGCCTGCCTGACACGGAGCAGGCGCGGGCGGTATATGAAGCCGTCAAGCGGGGTGATCTGTCCGAAATGTCTTTTGCCTTTGACATCGGCGCGGCGGACGTAGACGCAACAACCCAGACCCGAACAATCACCCAAATCAGCAGAGTTTATGAAATCAGCATTGTAAACTATGCGGCGTACAAGCAAACACACGTAACAGCGCGAGAAGCGCAGAAAGGCAAGGTGAACGATATGTTCAATCCCATTACGGCGCCCCTTGAAGCTAATCACAACGTCCAGAGCGACACGCACGCAGCCCCGGAATACCGCACGGCGTTCTACAAAACGCTTATGGGGCGCGAACTGACCGACGCGGAAAGCCGTGCCTATTCGGCGGCACAGGCAGAAAAGCGGGCGGACGCGTTCAACACGCTTTCCAGTTCTGCCGCCGTTGTGCCTACGACTACCCTGAATGAAGTGGTGAAGCAGGCGCGGGGCGTGAACGGCCTTTTCAATGAAGTACGCCTGTTTTCTGTCCCAAACAATTTGTCCGTCCCAGTGGGCACTCCGGGCGACGCGGCAAGCTGGCACACCGAAGGTGCAAATGTGGAGCGTAAGAACGCAACGACTGCCGCTGTGACCTTTGCCGGGCGCGAGCTTATCAAAGTACTGTCCATGTCCGCCGCCGTGAAGCGCATGGAAATTGCCGCCTTTGAGCGGTATATTACCGATGAACTGAAAGCAGCCGTCGCCGACGCTATCGGTGCGGCCATCGTGAACGGCACGGGCAGCGGACAGCCCACGGGTGTTCTGTCCGGCATTACGTGGAACAACAAAAATCGCATTCAGACCGCCGCCCTGACCGCAGACAATCTGCTTACAGCTATCGCCCTGCTGCCTGCCGGATATGCCGCCGGGGCAAAATTCGCCATGAGCACCGCAACCCTGTTCGGCATGGTTTATCCGCTGAAGGATGGTATCGGAAACTATCTGTTTACCGACACCGAGGGCGGCGGTGTGCGCCGTCTGTTCGGGTTCCCCATCGTGCTGGACGACAATATCCCTGCCGGAACCGTTCTGTTCGGCAACTTCCGCTATTACGGTGTGAATATTCCGCAGGGCGTGGCGGTGGAGGTATCGCGTGAAAGCGGCTTTACAAGCGGCCTGATTGACTTTAGGGCGCTGTGTATCGCGGACGGCAAGCCCATTGTTCCGGGCGCGTTCGTCAAGGTGGAAGTGAACGCCGCATGATCTTCACCATTGACGAAGCCCGCGACATTCTACGGATAGACGGCAGCGACAACGATGCAATCATTGAACCGCTGCTGCAGGCCATACCGCCCTATCTGGAAGCTACGACTGGCTATACTGCTGCTGCGGGGGAGTTTTCCCCCGTGGCGCGGGCGGCGGGGCGGTTTCTGCTGCAGCTATGGTATTACGGCGAAAACGCGGACACGGACAAGCTGCAGCGGGTGATTGACTGCCTGCTGAAAGCGTTGAGCGCGGAAAGGACAAAAGTATGACGCAATCTGAATTCTACCACAGTACGGCGTGGAAAAAGCTTTCAAGAGCGTTTCTGCTGACAAAAAACTACCTGTGTGAACGTTGCGGCAAGCCCGCAGAAATCGCCCATCACAGGCGGTATCTGACCGCTGAAAACTTGTTCGACCCGACCATTTCCCTGAACCCCGATAACCTTGAAGCCCTGTGCCGTGACTGCCATAACGCGGAACATTTCGGACGCGGCGGTGCAACGGCGGCAGGACTGACATTCGACGCGAACGGCAATATTGTTCGGAAAGGAACAAACGATTATGAATAAAGTCTATGAAACGGAACTGCAGCAGGAAATCAATTTCCTGTATGACGAACTGGCCTATTTGCAGGGTGAAATTGCGCATACCCGCAAGCAGAACGACACCGAAGCATACGCCCGCCTGTGCCGGGTATATCTGCCCATGCAGAAACAGTATCTGAAGCTGTGCGCGGAACTGGAAAAGCAGACGGGCGCAGAGGTGGACGAACTGGCGGCGTTCAACGGAGCGTGATACAACATGAACTATATCACGGCCTATAACAGCCTGATACAGTCCGGGGAAATCGTCGCTTCAAGGCGGGTAAAGCAGGTCTACGCCCGCCTTGCGGCGGCGACTGCCGACACGTCCGGGCAATACATCTTTGATGAAGCCCGGGCGAGCCGCCCCATTGCCTTTATAGAACGTTTCTGCAAGCATTCTAAAGGCGAGTGGGCAGGACAGAGCATTTCCCTTGAGCTGTTTCAGAAGGCGTATATTCAAGCCCTGTACGGTTTTATAGACCGTGACACAGGATGCAGACAGTACAGGGAAAGCTTTTTCCTTGTAGGGCGTAAAAACGGCAAATCTACCCTGCTTGCGGGGCTTGCCCTGTATATGCTGACCAGCGACGGCGAGGGCGGCGCGGAGGTATATAGTACGGCAACCAAATACGCGCAGGCGCGTTTGCTGTTCGATGAAGCCCATAACATGATAAAGCAGTCCCCGACGCTGGCAAGGCATTTTCGCAAGCGTAAGAGTGATTTATACTATGAACCCGCCATGTCAAAGTTTCAGCCCCTTGCCCGCAATTCTGACACGCTGGACGGCCTGAACGCAAGCTTTGTGATTATGGATGAACTGCATGGCGTGAAGGACAGAAACCTTTATGAAGTGATGCGCCAATCACAGAGCGCACGACGGCAGCCGCTGATGATAATGATAACGACCGCCGGAATCGTCCGTGAATGCATCTTTGATGATATGTATACCTATGCCGCAAACGTGGCGGACGGGGTGATTGCTGATCTCCATTTCTTGCCCATCCTGTACGAACTGGACGACCGCAGCGAATGGACAGACCCGGCAGCATGGAGAAAGGCCAATCCGGCGTTAGGGGCGATAGAGAAGCTGGACGACCTGACGGCAAAGGTAGAGCGTGCAAAGCAGAACGGGAACGAACTGTCCGGCGTGCTGTGCAAGGAATTCAACGTCCGGGAAACCGTGAAAACGGCGTGGCTGTCCTTTGACGACATCAACAACGAACAGACCTTTGACCTTGAAACGTTCCGGGGGGCGTACTGCATCGGCGGCGTTGATCTGTCCATTACAACCGACCTGACCTGCGCAAGCCTGCTGTTGATGAAGCGCGGGGACGATAGAAAGTATATCGTTCAAATGTACTGGTTACCCGCTGACCGACTGCAAGAGCGCGTGCAGCAGGACAAAATACCCTATGACAAATGGTTTGACCGTGGGATGCTGCGATTGTGCGCGGGGAACAGTATCAACTATTCAGATGTTACGGCGTGGTTTGTGGAAACCGTGAAGCAATACGAACTGTTCCCAGCGTGGGTGTACTATGACAGCTATTCTGCCCGCTATTTCGTGGAAGAAATGCAAATGCAAGGATTCAACATGATACGCTGCATACAGGGTGCGAAAACGCTGTCCCTGCCCATGCAGATGTTAGGGACAGACCTGCAGGCGCACAAGGTGATTTACAACAACAATCCCATTCTGAAATGGTGCTTGACCAATACAGGCGTACAGACGGACAGAAACGGCAATATTGTCCCCATCAAGAACCAATCACCCAAACAGCGTATAGACGGCACGGCGGCGCTGCTGGACTGCTATGTGGGACTGTATGAGCACTACGCGGAATACACAACGGCAATATAAGGGAGGAAGCACTATGAAACTAAAGGATAAGAAAATTGAAATATTAGCAGTGCAGAGCGTCATCAACGAAAACGGCTATGCAGTCGAAACGCTGGAACCGATCTGCCCGCCCGTATGGGCGTACTTCCGCCACCTTTCCGGCAAGGAATATTACGCCGCCAACGCTGAACAAGTGCAGGAAGAAGCGCTGTTTCAGATAAATTGGCGGGCGGGACTATCTACCGCCCACGTCATACGGTTCAATGGCGTGTTGTGGGATATTACGCGGGTGGACACGTTTGAAGGGTACAAGGGGGATATGACGCTGTACTGCAAACGGCGATGGTGCTGA